GCCTGCAGCATACAACCTATATTAAAAAAAGCCCCCCAGAGGTCGAAACCTCTGGGGGGCTTTTTTTGCTGCTTTACTTAATCTTCGTTGTTTTGTGTAATTTTACAAACAAAAAAAGAGCCGTAAGATTTTTTTACGGCTCCGTTTTTTGCTCCGGCGATTTTTTTAGTGCTGTCCGGACACACTCATTTTTTCAAGATTTTTGTAAGCGTTATACGCCGCCTTTTGCCATAGCCATCTTTTCAATCTCGTCTTCGATTGTTCCGAGGGCGGTCGATACGGACAATTTGCTGCACTGCGTATCTTCTTCAGACGGTGCGTTTTGCCGCTGCTTTGCTGCGTCAGCAAGCTGGAGCAAGACGTCCATCAGGCAAGCACGGATATTTGGTGGCAGGCTCATGTACTTGTCAATGACATCCTTTTCTGATTCCTTGTTGAGATTCAGGTCTGCAAACGGGTCAGGTGCTGGTTCTCTGCCGAGTAAGTAGTCTGTGGTCACGCCGTAAAAGTCAGCGAGTTTGATTAACATATCCGCAGTTGGTATTCTTTTGCCAGCTTCATAGTTTTGATAAGTACTAAAACTAATACCAGATGCTTTGCAAAAATCCTGCATAGTTATAAAGCCGTTCGATTTTCTTAAAGCTTTCAAAACATCTTTTGTTTCCAATTTTATCACCTCTTTTCATCATTATTATATCATACGTTCGTGTGATTGTCAATAAAAGCGGCGTATACAATTCACACAAATGTGAATCTATTTTTTTGTGCAATCCTACAAAAGTAGAAAAATATATCACGAACATAAGAAAAACGCTTGACATAATATCACGAATGTGTTATACTAAAATCACAGTCGAGGACAGCAGAAAACTTAAGCGGGAAGTAAACCGCAGGAGAAAACTGAAAGCCGGACTGAAATTAAAGCAGAAAGGTGGCGAGAATATGAAAATCGAAATCACAACTTGCAACGCAATCACCTGCGAAGAGCTGAAAGACTTCATGAAGTTCTTAAACTTTGCTGAAAAAAGATACCCCAGCTTAGAGGTTTCCCTGAAAGCTGAGGTGCTTGAGAAAAGTGTGGACGATGCCCTTAAGCCTAAAGAAGTTTAAAATGGAATAGGCGTGCATTGCACTTTGATGTAGAAGATTTTGCTGCTTGAAAAAGTCACATTCAACCCTTTGCCGATAATGTGGTACAAATTATATCCCATTTCAAACCTGTGTGTGGCTAAAGCAGCACCTTCTACCTTTTTCAAGTTGTTTTCGGAAGTTCCATATTCCACGCATGAAATATTTTCAAGTGTAACTTCTCCAATGTCAGACGCCTTGAATGTGATGCTTATTGTTTCCATTTTTATCACCTCCCTTATTTATCTTTTATTGTACCACGATTTGTATATTTCGTCAATACAACACATAAAAACATTGAAAGGTGGTGACGACATGAAGAGAGATGGAACGGCCTATTATCCGGTGTTGGAATCTGAAATCATACTGCGGAAGATTTCAAAAAAGGATATTTACTCACTTTTATGCTTGCAGGCAAACACATTTACATTAAAGTTAAATGGAAACCTGCGTTTTTCGTTGGATGAAGCAATCCGCATTCAAGAAACATTCTTTTCGGACGTTTCTGTAAACCAGTTATTCCGACATGAATGAATACTTAACACTTGTTTTTAACACTCGCCTGAGTGTTAAACGAGCGTTGAGCGAGCGTTAAATCCGCTGACCTATCGGCGTAACGGGGAGAAAGGAAACGAAAATGTGGATTGAACTGAACGACGGAGAATTGCTAAACCTTGAAAAGGTGCAGCGTATTGCAGCCCAATTTGACTGTGTTCTTTACTATTTTTCTGGAAAAGAAAGACGTGTAGAAATGTTTAAATCACCACTCGATGTAGAAACACGAATGGAAGGCCTCAAAGAGTTGCTTAAATAACGATGTGGCAGCATCGTTGGTAACTATCTCCTAACTTTGCCTTTATACTAACACGCTTCTGAGCCGTTGAGCGTATCAGCGGCATCCCAGCCCGTAAGGGTAAATTGCAATGGCGAAAGCCGGAAAGGAGGTGATTTTATGAGCAACGCAAACAGAGCAACGGAACAGCAGCAGATTACGCAGGTATACCGGAATCTCAGTCCGAGCGACAAGGTGGTCTTTGAAACCGTCTTAAATCTGGCTTTTGTTTTACTCAAGAGCCTACAGCAGACGCAGGACATCGCAGCAACCCAGAAAGAGGAGGGATAACGGCAGATGGGCACGACCCAAAAGCGTGCCCTTTGCACAGACACAAGGGCATATGCAAAAGGCAGTATTTACATCAAAGACGGGTACAAATACGCCATCTGCGAGCAATGCGGGATGGATTGGAACGTATCCTGGCAGTTTTCCGGGTGGTATACATGCCCGGTCTGCCGAAACGAAAACAGAAAGGAAAATCAGAAAGATGGGGAAAATCGTTATCAAGACAAACCCGAAGGGTGATACAGCCAGCATTGAGGTGAGAGATTTTAAAGAAATTGATGCTGCTACAATGACCATTTGTGCATTTGTCAAAATCATAAGCGGACTCAATCGAGAGGGTAAAAAGAGTGCCTTGTATGCAGCTGGCATCATTCTTAAAAGCATTGCAGACAAGGTGGACGACTCTGAGCCAGAGGAGGAACGGGAAAATGGGAACAACAGCAATTGAACCCGGCAAAGACAGCTGGCGTATCGAGGAACTGGAGAGCATGGATCCTTTACAAGCTGCCAAAATCTCGCTTGCAATGTTTGCAGGCACGACAATGGCTCTTGCTAAGCAAGGAAGACGTGTGGAATGTGCGATTGCGATGGATGCAGCACGCCAGATTCTGGACAAATTAAGCAAGGATGTGAGCAAATGACCCCAGAAGAACAGCGTCTGAAGAAGAATCAAGAATTACTGGAAAGCTACAACTGGTATAAAGACCACCATGTTTGCGTGCGGTGTCGTAGCGTTTCCGCAACGGACGGATTTGTCACTTGTCAGGAATGCCGGGAAACGATGAATGAAAAACGCCGAATCCGGTATGCTGCATTAACACCCGAACAGAAAGCAGAACTGTCGGCAAAGAAAAAAGCAGTCAGAGAGGCACGGCGAGCCGCTGGGCTTTGCCCACGATGCGGCAGAGAGCGAGAAGACCCGAACCTTTTAACGTGCGAACGGTGCAGGAGAGGAGATAGAGAGCGAAAATGCAAACGATGATTTTAGGCGGCATTGCTGCCGTTATCTGTTGGGTTGCTTGGCAGCGGCACAATCACCTACTGGACAAGCAAGCGGAAGATTCCGGCAGAGCATTGAAGCCCGTTCCGGTCGGGTTTGATTATCAGGCGGCACGGGAACAGACAGACCGCATGGAGAGCAATCTCCAGCAGTACGAGCAGTGCAATCAGCTAATCAATGACAGCGTTGTGGCAATCCAGACGGGCGAGAGTATGCCCATTGAGATTACTCATTTTGACAACGGTGGGAAACGAGTACATACCACACTGACCGACATTCCGCCGGAGATTGTCAATGACTTTGCACATCGACTACTGGACGTTTGTGCAGAGCGATGCAGCAGCACTTCCCCACCGCCAGAAACCTGACTTTTTCGGAAACAGTGAGGAAAAGCGGTAGGAAAAGCAGTCGGAAAAGCCGGCTTTTCCTCCCGTTGGGGGAGGGGGTGAGAAAAAATGGTCAAGCATTGTCTATTCTGCGGTATTGAGATTGCTGACACCAGCTATGATACGCCGGGACGGTTTAATGCCGTCAAATACTGCCCGGAATGTGCAGCGGAACAAAAGAAGCAAGCAAACAAGAGAAGCCGCCAAAAACGCAAAATGGAAAACGCTATCAAGGAAACAACAGAGGTACACGAACTAACCGAAACGGCGAAAGCGTGCCGGACGTTGCGACGGTTGGCAAATAAGGAAAGCGGATTGCTAAAGCAAAAGATTAACATCTTAACCGTTGAGCTGATGCAAGAACGGGCAAAAAAAGACCCTCGCACCGGCGGCAACCAGTGACGAGGGGATTGAAAACATAACCACAATATAATATAACACAAAAAAGGAGTGTTTGTCAATGAGTAAATTATACGAGATTTCCGGCGATTTTGCCGTACTGTTTGACCAGCTGGACGACCTGACGGAGCAGGCAGAAGCTGCAGGAGCGTCCGCAGAGGACGCAGAAACGGCGTGGTTTGACACACTGGACGCTCTGGAAACGGAGTTTAACGACAAGGCTGAGAATGTTGCCTTGTACATCAAGGACTTACTTGCAAGAGCAGATGCAATGCGAACGGAAGAGCGAAAATTGTCTGATCGCCGGAAAGCGTGTGAACATCGGGCTGCACGCCTGAAAGACTATCTGCAGGATAGCATGACGCAAATGCGACTGAAAAAAGTCGATGGTGTGCGTGCTTGCATCTCCATCCGCAACAATCCGCAGTCACTGCAGATTGCGGACGAGGCAGCACTTGTAAAGCAGTTGCAAGCATCTGACCATGACGACCTGTTGCGGTACAAGCTGCCAGAGCTGCAAAAGACCAAAATCAAGGCATATTTGCAGGACGGCGGTCAGCTGGATGGCTGCCAGCTGGTGCAGACGCAATCCTTGCAAATCCGATGAAAAGGGGTGACGGCTACTATGGGTATTCCTGTTTTAATCATTGGGGAATCTGGCAGTGGCAAGTCTACCAGCCTCCGGAATTTTGAGCCGGGCGAGATCGGTATTTTTAATGTTGCCAGCAAGCCGCTCCCGTTTCGCAAAAAGCTGCCGTGTGCAAATGCGGCAGATTATCCGTTGATTATCCGGACACTGGCACAGCACAATAAAACAAAGTATGCGATTGACGACAGTCAGTACTTGCTTGCGTTTGAGTTTTTTAACCATGCAAGCGAAAAAGGCTACGAAAAATTTACAAACATGGCATTGAATTTTTACAATCTCATCCGATTCATTCAGTTCAAAACACCAGACAACTGCATTGTGTACTTTTTGCATCACACAGAAACCTCATATGACGCTGCCGGAAATCGGCGGCTGAAAGCAAAGACCATTGGGAAAATGCTAGATGAAAAGTTGACGGTCGAGGGGCTGTTTTCCATCGTTCTGCTGTGTCAGGCAGATGCAGCGGGGCGGCACTATTTCCAAACGCAAAGCAACGGCAACAGCACGGCAAAATCTCCTATGGAGCTGTTCCCGGAGGAGATTGACAACGACCTAAAAGCCGTGGACAAGGCTATCCGAGAGTACTATCAGCTGGAGTAAATCGGCTGTATGTATCATAATCAAATAAAATAAAAAATTATGGAGGTATTTATTATGGCAATGTTAGCAGGTATTCAGGGTGCAAATGGTGTGCAGGAGTCTACATTCGGCAGCAAGTTTGGCAAGCTTCCGGCAGGCGGTTATGTCTGCAAAATCCTTAATGTTAAGGTGGACAAGACCAGCGGCGGCAGCTTATACATCAAGCTGCAGATTGACGTATCTGAGGGCGAGTATGCCGGACACTTCCAGCGGCGGTATCTAGACGACGCTGGAAGTCAGTACGGGCAAAAATGGAAGGGCATCTATAAAATCTTCCTTCCGGTCATGACGAGTGATAATGACAAGTACATGCATGATATTGCGATTTACAAGGGGCAAATCAACACTATCGCACGGGCAAACGGCAAACCAGAGCCAAACATCGAGGTAGGATATGACCCAGATATCTTTAAAGGCTGCACCGTTGGTGTGCTGTTCCGTGAGGCAGAGTATAACGGCAATCACTTTACCGAGGCTGCATTTCTCTGCGACCCTGCAAAGATTCGCACGGGTGATTTTGAGATTCCAGAGCCGAGAAAGCCCAAGCAGGCCGGAAATAACGGCTTTGCATCCGGCGGCATCTTTGCCGCTGCGGCACAGCAACAGCAACCAGCAGCCGCTCCGAACATCGGCGACTTGAGCGACTTTGAGGAGATTCTACCAACGGGAGAGGTTCCGTTCTAATGAGGTGATAAGCGGATGGCAACCAAAAAATCATTTGTTCTGTTTACCGACCGCAAAAAAGAGATTGACATGCTATCCGATGCACAGTGTGGTGTCCTATTCAAGGCGATTCTCCGGTATGCAGATGCCGGAGAGCGTTTAGAATCTGAAGACTTGGTGGTGCAGGTGCTGTTTAGTGTCTTTGCATCTCAGATTGATAGCTGCAACGAGAAGTGGGAAGTAATCAAGAAAAAGCGTTCAGAAGCTGGTAAAAAAGGCATGAAAAGCAGATGGGGCACAAAGCCAAAGCAAGAGATAACAAATGATAACAATGTTATCGGTGTTATAACAAGTGATAACAAGTCAAAACAAACGATAACAAAAATAACTGTTACTGATACTGCTACTGCTACTGTTACTGGTACTGTTACAGTACCAGTAACAAATAAGCCGCCGGACGGCACTGCCCCCAACGGGGCAGCACCACCGGCTAAACAAGAAGTGGGCGATGTTGTGCCGTGGGATGAGGTCGATTTTGATTTAGTATAAGAGGGAGTGAGAACGATGCGGTATCAATTACAACAATCTGACCTGCTTGCCTTTGCCGAGCGGCAAGGCATCGAAACCAGAGTACACGGCAAAGAATTACAGTTTAAAGAGTGCCCTTATTGCCATTCCAGCCGGAATGACCAATGGTCATTCAGCATCAGCATGGAATCTGGTGCTTATCGCTGCCCACGGGCGTCCTGCGGTCGTCAGGGGCATTTTGTAGAGCTGGCAAGGGACTTTGACTTCCAACTGCAAGCGGACGACACAGGGGCATTTAAGAGCCTGCCACAGGTGCGGTTGATTACGAGCACACCTGCGGAAAAATACTTATCCCGCCGGGGCATCAAAAAAGAGGTTACGCAGGCTTACGGCATCACAACCACCAAGGACGACCCCAACCAGCTGATTTTCCCGTTTTACCGTCCGGTCACAGACACGAGCGGCAACCGCTACAATAAACTGGAGTTTGTCAAATATCGCCTGATTGACTACGACAAGGCAAAACACAAGTCCAAAGAGTGGTGCGAGAGTGGATGCAGACCAATTTTATTCGGGATGGATCACTGCGACCCGACCAAAAACAAAACACTGGTGATTACAGAGGGGCAGATTGACAGCTTATCCCTTGCAAGTGCAGGGATTCCCAACGCTGTCAGCGTGCCGACTGGAGCAAGAGGGTTTACCTGGGTTGAGCACTGCAGGGACTTTGTGGAGCAGTTTGACACCATCGTGGTATTTGGTGACCACGAGCGGGGCGGAATCACGCTTGTAAAAGAGATTCGGGAGTTATTTCCAAAATGCAAGGTGCGTTCCGTCCGTCCGGGAGATTATCTGCTTGAAAAAGACGCAAACGACATCCTGCAGGCTTATGGAGAGCAAGCGTTACACCATGCGGTTGAGCAAGCAGAGGTATTCCAACCACCGACCATCAAGGACATGGCAAATGTGCAGGGAATCGCTCTCAACGATGTGCCGCACTTTAAAACCATGCTGCCAAAGCTTGACCAGACCATTGGCGGATTTTACGAGGGACAGCTGATTGCCCTGACTGGCAAATGCGGCACGGGAAAGAGCACACTTGCCAGTATGTTTGCAGTCGCTGCCCTCTGGCAGGACTGGAACGTGCTGGTTTATTCTGGCGAGTTGGCAGATTACGAGGTCAAACGCTGGATGGATTTTCAGATTGCCGGCGAAAAGGCAATCAAAGAACGTGTTTATACCGATTCTGCCGGGTTTTACCTCGACACGGAGCAGGAGCAACAGCTTGCGGACTGGTATCGCCACCGCCTGTTTATCATGGACAATCTTGCACTGGCAGAGAAAGACAACATGGACATCGTTTCAGAAATCGAAGCGGCTGTCAGAGTGTATGACGTGCGGTTTGTGCTGGTGGATAACCTCATGACGGCAATTGCCGAGGGGACGGACATGTACATAGAGCAGAGCAAATTTGTAAAAAAACTAAAACTGCTGGCAAGCAAGCTGCAAATTGTCATTTTACTGGTTGCCCACCCCAAAAAAACCAAATCTAAGGAGTTAGACGTTGACGAGATATCTGGCTCTGGCAACATCGGCAACCTGTCAGATACCGTTATCATGTTGGATAGAGATACCACCACCAAAGACGACGGCGAAAAAATTACACGGACGCTGCTTGCGGTGAAAAAAAACCGTGCAACGGGTATTTTATTGCAAGAGGACGACCGCATCCAGCTGCGACATAGCCGTAAATCCAAGCGATTGTATCAGGTTGGAGATAAAGGTATTTGTCAATTCCCGTTTAATCTGGATACGGCTAAAAAAGAGGTTACAAAACTACCGTTTTAAGGAGGCGATTGCGTGACACTGGAGGATTTAGATAAGATGGCGTACGAGTTGCAGCCGCTGCCAGAGGGGTTGCAACTGCCGGAAACTTATTACTTTTTGACGATGCGGACGCTATACACCTTGTATGCGTTCCGGAAATTGTCTGCAGAGCAAGCAAAACAGGAAAAAAAGCAGGTTTTGCATCAGTATCGGGATTTTGAGTTGCTTCAAAAAATCGGAATGCAGGAGCGGCAGATACTGGACAACATCCGCAAAAGTGGAGCGTATTACAGTAAAAATGGCTGTCCGACCTGCAAGCAGCTTGCAAATCAGCTGTGTGGGCTGGCAATCAGAGAGGAGGGGCACCAATGGGAGAGCTGCGACCCTATCAAACCGACCTTGTCAACCGATTGAGCCAATCATGGCGAGCCGGACACAAAGCCCCGTGCATCGTGCTGCCGTGTGGCGGTGGTAAATCGGTGATTGTGGCAGAGATTGCGAAACGTACCACGGAAAACGGCGGAAATGTGCTGTTTTTGGTGCATCGAAAAGAGTTGTGCGACCAAATCCGCAACACCTTCCGGTGGTGGGGCGTGGAGATGGATTTGTGCAACGTCATGATGGTGCAGACGGCGTCCAGACGGGTGCAAAAGCTCACCTATCCGACGCTGATTATCACCGATGAAAACCACCACAGCAAAGCGGCAACCTATCGCAAAATATATGACGCATTTCCGGCAGCGTATCGGGTGGGCGTGACAGCAACGCCAATCCGGCTGGATGGGTCTGGTCTGGGTGATGTCAACGATGATTTGATTGTCGGAGTGACAGCAAAATGGCTGATTCAAAATAATTGTCTTGCACCGTATGACTACTACGCACCAAAAATACTGGATACGGCGGACTTGCACACAAAGCGTGGCGAGTACGACATGGCAGAGGCAGAGCAGATGATGATGTCCAACAAATATATTTTTGGGGATGTCATTGCACATTATCAGACCTATGCAAAAGGTAAAAAAGCCGTCTGCTATTGCGTATCCATCCGATACTCACAGATGATGGCAAAGATGTTTTGCGATGTTGGTATCCCAGCACAGCACCTGGATGCAAAGACACCGAAAAAAGAGAGAGATGCAATCATTGCAGACTTTCGGAGCGGCAAAATCCAGATTCTTTGCAACGTGGATTTGATTTCGGAGGGGCTCGATGTTCCAGATTGCGGCTGTGCAATCTTACTCCGTCCGACGCAATCCCTAACGCTCTACATCCAGCAGTCAATGCGATGTATGCGGTATCAGCCGGACAAGCGAGCGGTGATTCTTGACCACGTTGGCAACGTCAAGCGGTTTGGAATGCCGGATGCAGATAGGGAGTGGTCGCTGGATGGACGTAAAAAAGACGACAAAGGATTTCAGATTGAAACCTGCACGTACTGCTATTATAGCTTTCCGAAATATGACAAGAATGGAAAAGTGGTTAAAAAATGCCCGAATTGTGGCGAGCCACTCCGGGCAGAAGAAGAGCGACCGCTGGCAGAGCCAAAAGGGCAAGAAGTACATACGGAAATCAAACTGGAAAAAGTCACAGATGTGCCCGTTATCCCAGCAATGCCGTCGCAGTGCAAGACGTTTGCAGACCTTGCAACATACGGCAAGGCAAAGGGGTATAAGCCTGGGTGGGCGTATTACATGGCAAAACGGATGGGCTTACCAGTCGGGAGGACAAAGCATGACGCAGGAGCATAACATCCAAAATCAGATTCGGGCGGCAGTGTCGGAGTATTGCGTGATTTTCCGTGTCAACGTGTGCAGCGGTCGCACGTTGGACGGGAGATGGATTACGTCGGGCGTTCCGGCAGGGTTTTCCGACTTGTTTGGTGTCCGCAAATCGGACGGCAAAGCAGTCTTTATTGAGGTAAAAACGCCAAAAGGCAGAGCATCCAAAGCACAGTTGCATTTTATAGAGATGATGCAAAAAAACGGTGCAATCGCTGGAATTTGCAGGAGTGCGGAGGATGCAACGCGGTTGGTGACAGAAGGGGAGCGGGAAAATGAAGCACAATCTTAAAGAGCTTGACGAGGGGCAGCTGCAAACAATGTGGTCTTTTTTAAAGCTGCAACCAAAAAACACCTGCACCAAAGAGGATGTCAGGATATTAAAAGAGCACCTTGACATTATCCGCCAAGCAATGGTACAGAAAACAGCTGGTCAGAGAGATACTGACCCGGATACATATGTTGATTTTGTCGAGATTGGCACATATATCAATTTTGTTGTGATTGAGGCGTTGCAATTGCGGATATATGGCGGTTTAGACGCGTTGGAAGAGGTGCTGCCGGGTGAGTAAAGAATTGAGAGATTGGTATGCCCAGCATGGGATTTGTGCGGAGTGTGGGCGAGAAAGTGCGGCTCCACACAGAAAATATTGCTGGGAGTGTTTATACAAACGCAATGAAAGACACCACAAATACATTGCAAACATGTCGGAAGAGCGGAAGCAAGCGGAAAGAAAAAAAGCTTGTGAAAGAACTAAAAAGAAATATGCTGAGCGGAAAGCTGCCGGAAAGTGCGTCTATTGTGGGAAGAAACCGGCGGCATCTGGTAAAGTTGCATGCGTGATGTGCGCAAAAAAGGACGCAAAAAGGCACACAGAAAAGAACCGGAAAATGGGAATTTTGCCAAAGTATATGTTTGGCGATGGATACCACTGTGTAACCTGTGGCAAGGATGTTGATAACGGCAAAAAGCAGTGTGATGAGTGCTATAGCAAATCTGTGCATGCTTTGGAGATTGCGAGAGGAAAAGTAAAAGACGGCTTTAGAAGTCATAAGCTTGTGCTTGGTAAAACGGGAAGGAAGACATGAACATGAACAAACTCAATACCACGCAAATCCTACCCATTGCCATGATTCTGATGGATGTTGGTGCAGCAGCGGTTTGTTTGTGGCATAGAGACCACAGACGGGCGGTTTATTGGCTGGCTGCGGCGGTTTTAAATGCTGCGGTTACGTTTTAACCGCAGAAGCGAAAGAAAGAGAAAGGAAGAAAATCCATGAAAGTCCAATCAAGATTGAAATCTTGCCCATTCTGCGGCAACAAGAACGTAAAGCAGGTGACAGCACCTTTGAGAGGTACACAGATGTTTATCTGTAACGTATGCGGTGCGGATGTTTGCTTTTTTGGAGCGGAATATGATGTGAAAGCAAGAATTGCATGGAATCGGAGAAGTGAAACGGAGGAATCAGAATGAACGACATCGAAAAGAAAATGGAAGCCATGAAAGCGGAATTTTTGGGGAAGTTGGAAGAACTGCAGAAAGAAGTAGAGATGCAGAAGAAGCAGGAAGAGCCGAAGCCGTGGAAACCACAGGCTAGAGAAGAATACTTTTTTGTTGATAATTATTTTCTTTCACATATCTTTTGCAATATGAATGACGACGTAGACAGATACAATTTTGAGATTGGCAACTGTTTCCCAACAAAAGAACGTGCCGAACAGGTCGCAAAGAAAATGCGGATGTTGTTACGACTGGAGCAGCTGCATGATATGCTCTGCCCGGATTATGTGCCGGATTGGGGAAAATGTGGACAAAAGTTTCTTGTTTATTTTAATCATGCAGAAAACCGATGGCATATAGGATATTCCAATGCGTTTGAACTGCGATGTGCAACATATTTTGACACCGAAGAAAACGCCGAAAAAGCAGCGGAAATCCTAAACAAAGAGATGAGGGAATCCAAATGAAGAACCCAGCTTTACAGCGGAAAAACCTGTACAACAAGCACGAGGTTGAACGCAGTCACAAAATGGCTATCTATCAGGGCATGGCGATGGTATTCGTTGCGTTGGAGTGGCACTATGGCTGGAAAGAGAAACGGTTGCAGCGGCTGTTTGACAACGTGCAATCCATCGCTGAGATACCGCCGATTTTTGGTAAGTCGCCAGACGCGTTGGAACAGATGCAGCATTTTAAACAGGATTACCAGATTGATTTTACAAAAATCCAATTACAAGTAAAGGAGCGGTTAAAATGAGTAGTCAATTTACAATCAACGAGATTGCAATCCATTACGGGTTGCAGAATCAGCTTGTCAAAACGATGGAGGAGACCGGAGAGCTGCAAACAGCCATTGCAAAGTTCCTGCTTGCATCCACACCGGAGCAAACAGAAGAGTTGAAATCTCACGTTATCGAGGAGGCAGCGGATTGCTACATCATGGTGATGCAGCTGCGAAAATTGTTGCCCACGTATGAGTTTGACAAAATGGTCACATTTAAACTTGACCGTCAAAAAAAGCGGATGGAGCAAGAGCGATGAGCAAGGTATGCAAGCGATGCGGACAACCACTTCCAGACAATGGGCTTGTGACTTATGTAAACAAGCATACCGGACGCACCACCAAAAAGCGTGATAGCTACTGCAAAGCGTGCAAAAAGGTTGTGCGGTCTGAGTACTACAAAGCACATAAATCCAATCTACAGGACAAGACAGGAGCAGCACGCAAGCAGCTAACGCCAAGCGTCCGGCACAGCAACGTCAACGACTGCTATGTAAATCTCGCTGCATACATCGTGCGGTCAACGATGGTAGAGTATGAGCACGCGTTGCAGGGGGATGACGGCACACCGGAATCTCTGCACCGCATTGAAACGATAGAGGACGACTTACTCAGTCCTTACTACAGCTTTTTGACGTTACAAGTGTTAGATTTGCGGCAATATTGTATAAATAAACGCAGGGCGTACAGGGTCAGCATTTGCACAAAACCACAAGATATGGTATAATTAGAATGCAATTTATCAACATTTTGTAGAAAGGATTGTTGAAAGCATGACGAAGGAAGAACTTATGCAGTGCCGCTCGAAACAAAAAGAATTGATGCAGATTGATGACCGGATTGACAAGCTGCGAGCGGATGCACGTAGCACCAAAGCAATCTGTTACGGCGATGAGCCTAAGCACCACGGCGAACCGATACCAGCCGTGCAGACCTACATAGAACGGTTGGAGGAGCTGTCAGCCCTTTACGAGGCAAAAAAAGCAGAGTTGCAAACCAGTATTATCCGTGTAGAGCGTGCAATTTTGTTTTTACCGTCTGATCACGCAGTGCTGATGCGACTACGGTATATTGACGGCATGCGGTGGGAGGATGTCAACGACAAACTATTTATTTCAGAAACAAAATCCAAACGCCTGCACCGTGAGGCGTTAAAAATGCTGGAAGATAAAAAATAAGTCCAAAAAAGCCCAAAAAAGCCTTTTAATGCCCTTTTTGTTGTGCTATAATAGTAGCATAGAAAAATGAAATCCGGTAGGCGTTCCCTGCCGGATTTTTTTATTTACAGTAACGGAGTGGAGGAAATGGCGAATGAGAAGAACTTAATTCCGATGAATGAACGTACAGAGGAAGAACAAAGAGAAATTGCAAGGAAAGGCGGCATTGCGTCAGGAGCGTCCAGACGGGCGTATAGAAGCTTGAAACAAGCCGCGAAGGCATTTTTTAAGGAAAACGATGACGCTGCTATGCGGATGATTCAAGCCCTTTACGAAGAGGCTGAAAAAGGCAATGTGAAAGCAATTGACAAGTTGCAAGACCTCATTGGTGAAACCGTACAGCGAGAAGAACTTGCCCTCAAGAAAAAACAGTTTGCCCAGCAGAACGGACAAAAAAGCGTTGCAGAACTGCCACAACTCTTGCAGGCGTTGCAGGAGGATGATGCAGAGTGACGTTTACAAAGCTATCCAAAAAGCAAAAAACAGTCTTTCGATGGGCATACAAGCCGGATGTGTACGCCTTAATTTGTGACGGCTCTGTGCGGTCTGGCAAGACGGCATCCATGGCATGTGCGTTTATCCTGTGGGCAATGGCAACATTTGACCGTGCCAGATTTGGCATCTGCGGCAACACGGTACAATCTGCAGAGCGTAACATCATCATGGAGCTGTTGCAGATGGCAGACATCACGCACTATTTTAACGTGTCATATATCGGCGGCAGTAAGCACATCTTAACCGTCAAAGGCAACGGCAAGCAAAACCAATTTCACGTTTTTGGCGGCAAGGATGAGGCGTCTTATAAGCTTGTGCAAGGCATCACGCTGAGTGGTGTTCTTTTCGACGAGGTTGCCTTAATGCCGGAATCGTTTGTCAATCAGGCGATCGCTCGTACACTGTCCGTTGGAGATGCAAGACTGTGGTTTAACTGCAATCCAGACAATCCGCAGCACTGGTTTTATCAGCAATGGATTTTAAAGGCGGACAGCGGTGAGCGTAACGATGTTTTACATCTGCATTTCACGATGCAGGATAACCCCATCATGACACCACAAAAAATCCAGCGTGCAGCGTCTGTATACCCTGCTGGAGCGTTTTATGACCGATATGTATTGGGCTTGTGGCGAGTGGCAGAGGGGCTTGTCTATCCGGATTTTGACCCAGCTGTTAGCGTTGTCCATAATTACAAGCCGTCCGAGAGGGCGGTTTTTTACTTATCCATTGACTATGGTACGCTTAACCCTACATCTATTGGATTGTGGGCGGTCGAGGATGATTTTGCAGTACGCATAAAAGAGTCATATTATGATGCACGCAAAGAGGACAAGCAAAAGGATGACGAGCAGCATTATCAGGAGATTGCAAGGCTTGCAGAGGGCTACGACATCCAGCAGATTGTAGTAGACCCGTCTGCCGCAAGTCTGATTGCCTGCATCCAGCACCACGCTGTCTACAGCGTCCGCAAAGCAAATAACAGCGTAATTGATGGTATCCGGTACACGATGACCTTGTTAAAACAAAAGCGGATTCTGATTGCAGATACTTGCACGGACGCTATCCGGGAGTTTGGCTTGTATCGGTGGGACGATAAAAAGCAGCAAGATACCGTCATTAAAGAAAACGACCATGCGATGGACGACATCCGGTATTTTTGCTATACCATTCTGCGACATTTTGGATGGCGAACAGATGATTGGGGGTGATTTTATGATTAGTTACGCAGATATTGAGGCCGCACTTAATATCAAAACAGCAATATCCCCACTAATGAGGGGATACATTGAGCAGTGGGAAACGCTGTTTTCCGGCAATTCTGAAAACCGTGAGCAAAAAGACGGCTTACATCTTGCAGCAGCAATCTGCACCGAGTTTGCACGGTTGATTTTTGCAGAGTCAAAAATAGAGATTACCGGCAACAGCAAGACGGCGGGCTATTTGCAAGCCATGATAGACAACCACCTGTCAGCATTGCAAACCGGCTTTTCAGCAGGGCTTGCCAGCGGTGGCATGGTAATAAAGCCATATTTTGCAAACGGCGGTGTATCGTTGGAGTGGGTGCCAGTGCAGCGTGTGTTTCCGATTGCATTTACATCTGATCAGTCTATGCAATCCGCCGTGTTTGCGGATACGTTTCGGAGCGGTGCGGACTGGTACACAAGGCTAGAGTGTCACGGCTATGACAGCGACAAAAAGCAGTGCATCATTCAAAATTACACGTATCATGCATACGACGCAGACGCGTTGGGCAGCCCCTGCGAGTTATCAGAAACACCGTGGGCTGGATTAGAGCCGCTAGTCAACGTGCAGTCAGAAACGCCGCTGTTCGGTTTTTTCCGTGTGCCAAAGCCCAACAGCAAAGACCCGACCTCTGCTTTGGGCGTGTCCGTGTTTGCGGATGCACTGCCGCAGATTGTTCAGGCGGATCAATTATGGTCGGAAATTTTGTGGGAATACGAATCAAAAGAAACCGCAGTCTTTGCGACACAGGACATTTTCAACAGATTTGACCGGCTTTCCGCACATGATAAGCGGTTATACAAAAAGATGCTGTCCATCGGGGATGATGATTCTGACAAAATCATGCCGTATTCGCCGGAGATTCGGGATGCATCATTTTTTAACGGCTTAAATAAGATTTTGCAGCGAATTGAATTTTCTTGTCAACTTGCCTATGGTACGTTGTCAGAGCCTGCAGAGGTCGCAAAAACAGCAACAGAGATTGAATCGTCCAAACAACGCAGCTATGTATTTGTGTCTGCCTTGCAAAAGCAGACGGAATTCGCCCTGCGGCGAGCGATTACAGCAGCAGCAACGCTGGCGTTTTATCATGGTGTTATCCCGTCAACAGAGTTTGAGATTGCTTTTGATTGGGGCGACAGCGTCCTTGAGGACGTTGATGCAAAGACACAGCGAGAGTTGCAGTTTGTACAAGCGGGCATCTTAAAGCCGGAGATTTTTTTGAGTAGCTATTACGGTTGCTCGGAAGAAGAAGCAAAAAAGATGATTCCGGACGCTGGCAGCCCTGAAGATTACAGCCTGTTTGGCGTAGGTGGTCGCTGATGCTGCCGCCGATTTATTACGAGGCATGCACGGATGCTGTACTTGCAGCGTATGCACGTTTGGAAGACGCAATTCTGTCAGCGATGGTGAAACGTATCCTGCGAATGGGATTTGTATCCGAGGCAACCAAGCACCAAGCAGAGATGTTACAAGAGGCTGGTTTGCTGTACGAGGATATCTTGCGGCTGATCGCACAACGCACAGATGCATGCACGGCACAGGTTCGGGCGTTGTTTGAGGATGCAGGCGTGACAGCAGTTGAGATTGACAACCAAGCTTACAAAAAAGCCAGAATTGCAACGGTTGACATCCGGCAATCGGGCAGCCTGCGGAAAGTACTGGAGGCTGGTTTTAAAAAGACCATGGGCGTGATGGACAACCTCACGAAGACCACAGCACTGACCACGCAGCGTGCGTTTTATCAGGCTTGCAATGATGCTTACATGCAAATTACAAGTGGGGCGTTTAGCTATCAAGAGGCAATCCGCAACACGCTAAAGCAAGCTGCAAAGGGCGGCTTGTCAGTCGCGTATCCATCCGGACACGTTGACAAGTTGGATGTTGCTATCCGCCGTGCGGCGTTGACGGGTGTCGGGCAGACAGCTGCAGAGGTCAGCAAGACCAACGCAGAGGACAATGGCTGCTATTTGATGGAGATTACAGCCCACAGCGGTGCAAGACCAGAGCATGCAAAGTGGCAAGGGCAGCTGGTCAGCCTGACCGGGAAAGACGTTGGAAAGATCATAGACGGCTTGAAAGTCTGGTCGCTGCGTGGTATTGGCTATGGTGACGGCGATGGTTTCCGCGGATGGAATTGCCGTCACGATTGGTTTCCGTATTTTTCGGGGCTATCTACGCCAAACTATACCAAAAAAGAATTGGAACAGCTGGACGAAAAGCGGATTGCATGGAACGGTGAGAAATACACTGAATACGAAATCAGCCAGATGCAGCGCGCTGGAGAGCGAAAGATTCGGGAACTGAAACGGCAGACAATGAGCATGCAGCAAGCTGCAAAACTGACAGACAATCCAGAACTGAAAGAAGCTGCCACGGCAGATTATCAGGCAACCGCCGCAAAGCTGAAAGCAGCCGAAAAAGATTTGCAAGCATTTTGCAATCAGACCGGACAAGACCGTGACAGGTTTAGAGAGCAAGTGCTGGGATTTGGCCGGAGCGAGGCACAAAAGGCGGTACATGCAGCAAAAAGAGTGCAAAAAGAGAGCAAAAAGAGTGTAAAAGCGTCTCAGTGAGGTGCTTTTACATGCTTTGAGGAGGATTTGTGATGACAGATAAGGACGAAGAAATCGCTGCAATGCGGAAAGGCACAGAAAGAGATAGGTTTAAAGCAGGAAGTAAGCCTATTTGGACGAGCAAGACAAAGTTGGAATACACGCCTATTTTTATCGGCAAAAGTGGGGCTGTGTATGTTGGCAATGTAAAGCTGGAGGGTGTGCTATACGTTGATAACGTGCAAAACACTCATGGCATCAATACACTTTGCGTTGTGTTTGATACAGACAGGGTGGTTGACATGCGGGAAAAGGAAAGAATAACCTTGCTTGAACCTGACGCTGTCGAACTAAGAAAAGTACTTGAACGAATTTTTAGATAAAATCACCACGATCGAGGAGGAATTACAATGGCAGAAACAAAAAATAGTTTGACGTTTGGCGAGGCTTTAGAAGCACTGAAAGCTGGAAAGAAAGTTGCAAGAAAAGGGTGGAATGGCAAGGGAATGTTTCTTTGTTTTGTGCACTGGAAAGACTGGTCTGTAAATCCTGCCGAAACACATAAAACAAGCACACATCTTGCACCGTGGATTGGCATGAAAACGGCAGACAATATGTTTGTTCCATGGCTTGCAAGTCAGACTGATATGCTGGCAGAGGACTGGCACATTGTAGAGTAATCATCGCCCCGACCATGGGCAAAAACTGGCGGAGGGTGGAAACCAAGAACAAACAAGCCTGTGGGTACGGCGTTCTTCTATCAGCAAATCAGCATCTGAGCAATCAGGTGCTTTTTTGATAACCAAAAATAGAAAGGAGTTGCGAAAATGGAAGAAGAAACCAAGCAGCAGGAGGCAGAACGGCCGGAAAAGACCTATTCCGCAGCGGAATACACTGCCCTGCAGGAACAGCTTAACGCAGCGAGAACCAGCCTAAATGAAGCAGCGGAAAAGCTGTCGTCCTTTGAAAAGATGGATATTGACGGCATTAAGCAGTCCGCTGCAGACTGGCAGCAGAAGTATGAACAGGCAGAGGCTGACCGCAAAGCAAAGGAATATCGGGACAATGTAGCAGCGTTTGTGCGAAAGCAAGGTATGAAAAATGATGTCTATGCGGAATACCTAACCAACCAGATTATCAGTAAGCAGCTGCAGTTTGACGACAAGGGCAACCTGACAGGCGGTACAGAAACCGTGCAGGAATTAAAAAAGACCTGTCCGGATGCGTTTGCAGCAGAAGAACCGCCGAAGCCATTTCTGGGCAGTACGCCAGGATTTACAAGCACAGGCGATGCGTTTGACAAGCGTCTGCGAAAGATTATGGGCTTGCCGACCGACAACAAATAATGAAAGGATGATATAATAAATGGCAAATGCAATCGAATTGGCAAAAAAATGCGTCACCATGCTGGATGAGGTCTATAAGCAGTCCTCTAAGACCATGGTGTTGGACAGCGGTAGTGATATTGTCACAATGACAAAGGACACCGGAGAATTTAAGATTCCGAAGTATGACATGGACGGGCTGGGCGATTACAGCCGCACAGAGGGCTATGCTGCTGGAGATGTCAAGTTGGAATGGGAAACCAAAAAGCCGAACTACGACCGTGGCAGAAAGTTTGCAGTCGATGCGATGGACGATGAAGAATCTATTGCACTGGCGTTTGGTCTGCTGTCTGCCGAATTTATGCGAACAAAGGTTGTACCGGAAATGGACGCAATGCGGTTTGCACAGTACGCAGGGACAACCGGCATCCAGAAAAAAGCGGAAACCTTTGCAACCGTGACGGACATCACCGAAGCTATCATGACCGCAAACATCGCCCTTGATGAAGCGGAAGTCACCGAAACGGGTCGGTATTTGTTTGTAACACCAACCTTGTTACAGATGATTAACGCCATGGACACATACAAGTCCAAGGCAATGATGGAACGATTTGCAAGCATCGTGACAGTACCGCAGAGCCGCTTTTATACAGCAATTGATACACTGGACGGCAAATCCGCCAGCGAAAAGGCAGGTGGATTCAAGAAAGCGACCGGTGCAAGCGATATCAACTTTATGATTGTTGACAAGGCAGCAGTCTTGCAGGTACAAAAGCACGTTGTATCTAAGATTATTGCTCCGGAAGTCAACCAGTCTATGGATGCATGGGCGTTTTATTACCGCACATATGGCTTGACTGATGTGCTGGATAACCATGCAAAGGGCATTTATTGCTCCTATAAGACCGCCTGAGGGAGTGGATGAAATGAAGACCATCGGCATGAAACCACAGAAAAAGCAAAAACCAAAGCCGGGGAAAAAGCCGGAAACGGAGCGAGAAAAGGCATGATTTATGCAGATTTTCCGTATTATCAAGATTTTTACTGTGGTACATCCATCACGGATGCGGCAGCATTTCGCACGGCTGCCGCCCGTGCATCGGAGTACATAGACAGTATCACGTTTGGACGGCTGCAAAACGGTATCCCAGATGCGTACACCGAGCAAGTTAAGAATTGCTGCTGTGCCTTATCTGAGGCGTGGACGTTATTTCTGGACGCAAAAAACGGAATGCTTGCAGGCAGCAAGGGTGCAAAAACTGCCGAAACCATTGGAAAATACAGCGTCAGCTATAGCACACCAGCAGACGTTGTAGCCGCTCTTCTGGACGGCAGCACGGCAGGCTTGCAAAGTTATCAATACCGTATTTGTATGCAGTATCTGGGGCGTACAGGGCTACTATACAGGGGGTGCAACGAGGATTGTATGTAAATAAAATTGGTTGTACCGTCTACGAGCGGACAGCCGGAGCAAACCGCATGGAAACCTACATCCGGCATTTTATCCCGTCAATCTATTGGGAAGATGCAGCCGGGCAAACACAATCCGGCGTGGCAATGCAGCAGCAAAACACGGCATTTTGCGTAATTCCTGCCGTTTCCTTGTCTGACTATCTGCCAAAACGAGATGATTTGCTTGTATGCGGTCGCTGCGAGGATGTAACACCGCCCGAAACTGCAAAAAGAGTGATGATGGTAGAAGATTACCGCTACGGCTCTGTGGACGTGCAGCACATCGAGGTGACTGCAGGATGAGTTTGACGTTTAAAATCACTATGCCGCAGGTGCAGCAGCTACAAAAGCGGTTGCAGCCTGTGCAAAAGTACGTGGATAGCGAGATTTTGCGGAAATGTGACCCGTATATCCCGTTTAAAACGGGGATGTTGCGTGATTCTGGCATTTTAGGGACAAAGGTTGGCAGCGGTCGCATCCGCTGGCTTGCACCATACGCACGCAAACAGTACTACAAAGGGCTGTCGACCGGCAAGCGTGGCAGATACTGGGTAAAGCGGGCAATGACCGCCCACGGGCAGAGTATCATGAGAGGGGCACAAAAAAAGCTAAATGGTGGAGGTGGATAATTTGTCAATCATTGAGGCGGTACGAAATTACATTGCATCCTGTCCTTTGCTAAAAGACGGTCGGATTTTAGGCGTTGACCGCATCGGAGCGGATGCAATTGAGTACAGCATTGACGTGCTCCCCTGCGAGCCGGTGCTGAAAACATACGTGGACGGCTCGAAAATCAAACAATTCCAGTTTGCGTTCAGCAGTCGGGAAGCGTACGGACGGGATGTGGTGCAGGGCATTCAAAATTCTGCGTTTTACGAAGATTTTGCGGACTGGATTGGACGCAATGACGATGCAGGGATTTATCCGGATTTGGGCGAGTTTCGCCCCGTCCGGTCGATTGAATTGACATCGGGCGGTTACGCCATTGATGTCACAGAAACAACCGCACGCTATCAAATTCAGCTGCGTATCACCTATTTACAATCATGGAGGTATTTCAAGAATGGGTAAAGGAATTGACGCACTTAAACTTAAAAAGCGGTCAGAAAAGCTGGCATTTTTGGAAGTCAAGCTTGGTGACAAGGTAACCGGCTATTGCCGTTTAGAAGGATTTACGACACAGACATTTAATGCAAACGCAACAGAATACAGTCGCAATTATGTCGACGAAGACACCAGCAGAACCGATGTCACAGGTTATTCTGAAAGCGTCAACTACAATTTTGACCAGTATATCGGGCATCCGGCTCTAAGCGAAATTGTGAAGATTACCGAAAACGAACTGACTGGGACAGATGCAGTGCGAAATATCTTGACTGTGGATATGACGTCCAACACATCCGGCGGACAGTATGATGCAACATTGAGAGCCTATGCGATCGTGCCGTCCAGCAACGGTGACACGACTGACTGCATGACATATTCCGGCGATTTTAAGTCCAGAGGAGCAAAAAAAGCGGTTAAGGTCACGTTGGATGCGGATTTTGAAAACGCAACCATTGTAAACGCTGAAAAGTAAAAGGAGCGTAACCAATGCAAGACATGTATACAGTAGCTATAAACGGGGTTGCTTTACACGTGGATGCAGAGGATGCAGCATTTATGCAGCGGTATGCCACCGCTGCTGCTGCTATCCCCAATCAGCCAACCAAAGACAATGCGGAGGGTATCCGGCAGTATTGCAAAGCGTTCAGGGTATTTTTTGACACATTATTCGGTGATGGGACAGCAGCTGCCGTTTTTGCAGATGTCCCCGACAATCGCCGGGAGTACGAAAAAACATTTATGCAGTTACTAAAAGCGATGTTCGAGCAGCGAATTGCTGCAAAATTAAGACTGGTTGAGGCGGTGAAACGATATGCCCCAGGAGAAATGGTATAACATTTTAACGGATACTCTGCCGGACAGCGTGGAGGTGGACGGCGAACGCTACCACATCCATACCAATTTTCGGGACTGGATTTCATTTTTTTTGCTGCACGAAGACAAGGAATTAACGGATGTTGAAAAAATCCATATTTCCATGAACTGGTATATAGAAATGCCGGATAATCGGCTTGCAGCCTATCAGGCGTTGCAAGAATTTGCGGCATGTCAATCACTACCAAAACCAAAAGGTAAAAAGGCAGGTGCAACCGCACCTGTTTTTTCCTATCTGCACGATAGTCCGTATTTGTTCGCTGATTTCCTGCGGTTTTATCAAATCAATTTGCAGACCACACAGCTGCATTGGTTTGCGTTTAACGCCTTGTTTGAGGGCATGCCGGAGGACAGCAGCACAAAGCAGCGGATTGCATACAGGAGTGTAAATCTGGGAGCGATCAAAGACAAAAAAGAACGGGCAAGACTTGCAAAAATCCAGCGAGCAGTTGCAATTCCACGGCCGCCAATGACAGCAGAAGAAGTAGGAAATTTATTCGGATAAAAGGAGGTGTGGTAAATGGCAATTGATGGTACAATTGAATTTGATTCCCGGATAAACACCGATAATTTGAACAGAGATTTGTCTGAGATGGAAGAAGCGATTTCAGACACTGCCACTGCAGCGGAAAAAGAAACCGAACAATCATTTAGCAACATAAAGTCTCAGGTTGCAAAGCTAGCGGCAACATACAAAGAAGCCGGAATGACTGCTTCGGATGCGATGAAAAAAGCATGGTCGGAAGTAAAAGGGAGTTCCACATCTTTCCAATTAGCGGAAAGAACTGTTTCCGACTTTGCAGACAAGGCAGAAGCGGAACTGCAAAATGTGGGGGAAATTGCAACACAATCTTTCGATGAGATTCCACAGAACGTGGAAAAAAGCCTTGAAGCAGCCAATACTTCTGTAGATCAATTTTCTGGAAAGCTGCAAAATGCCCTTGCTGCCGCTGGTCTGGCATACGGAGCGAAAGAAATCACAGAAGTGGGCGTTTCTTACGAGAAAGCCATGAATCAGGTGGCAATCTCTACAGGGGCAGCAGGGCAAGAATTGGAGAATCTGCAGGGCATTGCGTCCAACGTGTATGCAGACAATTTCGGGGAATCCATGGAAGATGCAGCCGCCAGCGTGGCAGAGGTGTACAAGCGGACTGGATTGGTTGGCGAGGAACTGCAAAAGGCAACCGAAGACGCATACACCCTGCAAAATGCGTTTGGATATGAGGTCAACGACTCCCTGCAGGCTGCCACGCAGCTGATGAGCACATTTGGTATTACTGCAGATGAGGCTTACACGTTGATTGCACAGGGTGCACAAAAGGGACTTGACCAAAATGGTGACATGCTGGACACGTTAAACGAGTATTCGGTGCAATTTGCAAATCTGGGTTACTCTGCAGAGGATATGTTTAATATGCTGGCAAACGGCGTACAAAACGGTACGTGGTCAGTCGACAAGCTGGGCGATGCGGTCAAAGAAATGAACATCCGATTAAATGATGGCACAGCAGACAAGGCACTGCAAACGCTGGGATTTAATCTGGACGAAATCAAGGGAAAACTCGCTGCTGGCGGCTCTGATGCACAAGAAGCAATCCAAGGAATCATGACGGCATTGTCACAGGTGGAGAACGAGCAAGACCGCTATGTACTGGGTCAGACGCTGATGGGCACACAGTGGGAAGACATCGGCGAAAGTGCCGTGCAAGCCCTTATGAACACACAAGGCGAAATTTCAACCACATCAGACGCAATGGAAAAGATTTCCGAACAGCAGTTTAGCGACCTGGGCAGCCAATTCGAAAAGCTGAAACGTCAGGTTGAAACAGAAGTTGTGCTGCCTATTGCACAAAAATACATGCCGAAAATCGAAAAAGCGATTGACTACGTATCGGAGCATCTGGACGAAATCGTAGAACACGCAAAGCCGATTGCAACAGCGATTGCGGCAGCGTTTGCAATTAAGAAAATCACGGATTTTGGTAACTCTGCGGTTACGACTGCAAAAACAATCAAAACAGCGTTTAAGGCGTTAAACGCATCTAATCCGCTTGGCTGGATTGCAATTGGAGTGAGTGCCCTTGTGGGGCTGGAAACGGCACTGCGGAGCATGTCCAGCAAACATCAGGCATATTTACAAGGCATCACGGACAAAGCCGCCGAAATCCCTGCAGAGCTGCAAAAATCTATTGATGCAACCAACGAGTTTGCCGACTCTTGGGACAACATCAAAAAAAACATGGACAGCAATTTTACAACAGAGTCGTTTGATTATGAGAGTGTTGTAAAACTCAAAGACTCTTTAGGCGAGTTAATCAATGCGGACGGTACAATCAAAGCTGGAGCAGAGCAAAAAGTATCTGACATTATCGACCAGCTTAACCAGTACGCAGATACAGGGTTGACGGTGTCTGACGGAGTTATCCAAAAAAACGGCGAGGTTGTAGCATCTTATGACCAAATTTCAAGCAGTATTGACAAGGTTATCGAAAAGCAGCACGCACAAAACCTGTTAAGTGTTGCAGAGCAAGGCTATCAAGAGGCGTTAAGTGGCCAACAACAGCTTTTGGACAACGAGACAGAGTATGCAAAAGCACTTGAAGAAACCAGCAGACAAGCCGGAAATGTACAAAAAGAGTTGGATGAGATTTATAAAAACCACTCGCTTGGTACAGATAAAAACGGCGATATTATTGTTGATGCAAGCGTTGCCAAAAGAGTCGAGGAATTGAAATCACAGCTTGATGGATACAACCAAAAAATTGACGAAACCACCGAAGCACGGGCAAAAAACAATGCTGAGTTGGAGACATCTCTTGCATATATCTCCCGATATAAGGGGATGCAAGAGGACTTGCTAAACGGAGATTTTGACAAGGTTGGCGAGGAATTTGCAAAGTTATCATCCGATTTTGTCACTGCGTCCACGGGAACAAGGGAAGAATTGAAACAACAGGTATCTGACTTTCAAAGCCAATACGAAACACTGCTGGAAACGCAGAAAAAAAGTCCGGAATTGGTATCAGACGAGCAATTACAAAACGCACTATATTTATGGAATCAAGCAATCGTGGAGGCGGAAGCGTCCACAGGCGAGCACGCCACAAAAATCGGAACAAACTTTGTTGATACCATTGCAGCCGCTGGGATGAGCCATGACGACCAAATCACTGCTTTAAACACTTATATTCAAAACCGTCTAAACGACGGCGAAAGCCTTAAAAAGATTGCAGATTCCTTAGGCGTAAACTTTACGTCCGACATGGCAGCTGGAGCAGAAAAAGGCGGGTCTGCCCTCGAAGAGGCAGAAAAATCAATTATCAACAGTGCGATGGCAAACGTCCAAAATGACATGTATAGTACTTGCAGCGATACAGGTTATTATTTAGGATTGGGCATTGCGGATGGTATTGATGCAGCAGCAATAGCAATTGCAACGTCCGCTATCAATGGCGTTACTGCTGCAATTGATGCAGCAAAAGCAGCCGGTGCGATTTATTCTCCGTCACACATTATGCGTGACGAGGTCGGTTATATGTTAGGCTTAGGCACAGCAGCGGGCTTGCAAAAGAGTACGCCAGCGGTGCAAGATGCATCTAAAAACAGCGTTACTGCTGCCGTTAATGCAGCAACTGACGTTTTGCCGAATGTTGGCATTACCGCTGAGATTGCACAGGCTCTTGTGCCACAAACTCTGGGCATTATGTCAAATCAGGGCAGCTCTGCGGTATCTGCATATAATCCGGCATATCAGAAGATACAAACGGCAGATATGCAGCAGCAGACAGCTCCAACGCAAAACAATCAGGGCGTCCGTGACATTATTATCCCCGTTAGTATTGGCGATGAAACGCTTGAAACGGTCGTTGTAAACGCCATTACAAGAGCAAATGCAAGCAGTGGGGGGTGGAGCGTGTGATACAGCTGAAGCACAAGAAAGAAGATTACATTGAGGAAATAAGCCCGGTTTACATCCAGCTGATTACTGGCGGCTCTTACGGTATTGCAACAAATTTTAACTGGCAAATGGCAACAACCTTGCAAGACACAACAATAGAGCGAGTAACAAACGGGATTGTTTTTAAGAGTGGAGATGTTGACATCCTGGCACTGGATGAGGATGCACGCATCCGGCTTACAAGCATTGGGCTCCCTGCAGACCACGAAAACGGAAACGCAATCATAACAAAAAATACAGAAGTTTTTACTAAAGTGGATGGTACTGTCAGCAACTATCAAAGCAGTGACGGACGCACCGTCGATTTGAGAACACCAGATTTTTGCTATGATTTAAGTACTGGTAGGATGTACCGTGCAAACAAAGACAGCGACACAGAGCTCCGTGTTTGGACAACAGAGTATCATAACTATTTGATTCATCAATTCACAAAATTTGGTGTTTCGTGCACAGAAATTACAAATATTTACGAAAATGAATCAGGGCATACCATCCAATATCCTGTGAGGATTGGCAAGCGTAAAATTGATTTGGAACTAGAATGTAACCTTGACACACTTAACATCTTGATGGATTTTTTCCAGCAATCGGAAATTTTGATGCTATATAAATCTCCGACAGATGCAGTGGAGCAGTTTGGTATGTTCCGAAAAACATCTGACATCCAAGTGCAAACAATCTCAAAAAATCCGCATTATTACAATAACCCGTTTTTATACCAAAAGCTGGAGGATGTCACAAACAACGGATATTTTTATGAGTTGCAGGAATTGCAAAAAGGCGAAAATCAAACTGGTATCTATTATATTTCTGTCAGCCTAGAGGAGGTGTAAACCATGGTGATTTACGAGCATGTAAAGGGCATTCTCTCCGTTCCCTGTTATCTGGATGACGGCGATTATGCCGGATATACAACGGACATTGCTTTTACCGATTCTGATATTATCCGGAATAGCTGTTCCATCAAATCCTCTGCCTGTGACAGCAGCACCTTTTCACTTGGTAGCGTCCGCCCGGCAGAACTATCCATTCAGCTGCACTTAGAGCAAGACGGCATCAATGCATATAACTTGTATGGTGCAAAAATCATTCTGTACAGCTGCTATCAAAAAGAGCCTAAGCCGTCAGATTGGATTTTCCGTGGAATGTTCTGGGTGACATCTGTATCCCGTAAAAAAACGCTGTACACGCTTCGGGCATCGGATGCCTTGGTATGGCTAAATAACAATTCCATTTCGTCCGGTTCTGGAAAAGTTGATGACGATGAAAGCGAAGTATCCAAAAAACTGAGGGATAAGCTGGAAGGTTATGAGGGAGAAGCCGGCGGCGGCGGCGTTTATTCTCTGCATGAAATTGTCACCAATGTTGTCACATGGACAAATGACATTCTGCAAAACATGATTGCAGAAAAGCCGCTTGCCTATGAACATATCAGTTCTATTCCAAACGATAATCCCAAACTGGGAAATTCCTACAGCGGTTATACGCTGATGCGAAAATCAGAAGAAGGAGAATCCAGAAATACCCGATACAGTGCGATTGATTATATTTCTGCTCTTGCAAAACCAGCTTGCTCTTTTGTCTGTATGCGAAATGATCAATACAGCATTCAGAACAACACATTACAAGTCCCGTTTTCCCTTGTCCCGTTTGGCTTTTTCAAAGACAAAATCTGTGTCCCGTTTTCCGCCATTGCAAGAGATAGCTGCGATGTGGCATCGTATAACATCTATATTCAAAAGGTCTATTTTAAAACCTATGATGATACTGGATGGACAAATGCAAGGGAATACAAGCCAATGCTGGGAAATGCAGAAATCGACCTGTCCAGCAATTGCTTTTTTGATGGAAGAAGAATGGAAACGGTTTTGAATTATCAAGAAGACTTTCCGGACGCAAACGACAAAAACGAATATCCGATTGTGGAAGCAGCAGCAAATTATCTGTTTCACAATGTGCTGCTGAAACCGTTTCAGCTAAAATGCTATCTGAAATTTGATGACATGGAACACTTCCCTAAGTTGGGGCAGCGAATTGAAATCGAATATCAGCCCGGAAAATGGGCGGAAAGCACCATTACAAACATGACCTGGAAGTTCCGTGGTGGATGGGAGTTTTCCTGCACCGGGAAGGACACCAGAGTGCTGGCACAGGCTGCAAAACGGTCGTTGGCATTCAATTCCGAAAATGCATCGAAACGCCATGCGGACATCGTAGCGGCAAAGGCAAGGAAAGCAGCAGATAATGCTTATAGTTATGCAAATGATACAGCGGTTTATTTAAATAATACTGTTGTTGGAGAATATATACAAGATCTGGTAGATAATAAAGTTGAAAACAAAGAATTTAAAAACGCAATCAATGCCCTCTGGGATGCTATCAATAACTTGTAAGGGAGATGATACCATGCTAACTGCAAATCAAAAATACATCGACACGGCAAACATCAAGCATCTGCTCAGTGCCGGCGAAAAAAACGCCGATAAAATCCAAATCGCCATTGACCGGTACTACCACCAGACTGATTTATCTGATTGCCTGTTTACGCTGCGAGCTGTCAACAGCGGCGGTGGTCTCGTTATGCAGAACCTGGAAAAAGAAGTCACGGAAAGCCAGATTATCTTAACATGGACGATTACAGAGGACTTTACAGCGGTGTCCGGTCAGCTTTTGCCGGAAATTGTCGGTCAAAAGGACGACACTGTTGTTATCAAATATGAAATGACACCAATGATTGTCCGCAACTCTATTTTAGAGCAGTATAATGGTGGCATTGATGCAATTGACAAAGCCCTGCGTGAGATGCAGTCCATCCTTGCACAAGCAGAGCAGATGATTGCAAAAATGCCAATTATTAAAGGGGGTACATGGTGGCTGTACGATGTCGCTGCAGGTGATTATGTTGACTCTGGGTATCCGGCACAAGGTGAAAAAGGCGATGCAGGCGAACGGGGTGCAGATGGCAGTGATGGAGCAGCCGGAAAATCTGCCTATGAAATTGCCTTACAGAATGGATTTGTTGGCACGGAAACGGACTGGCTAGAATCCTTAAAAGGGCAAAAGGGAGATACCGGAGAGCCGGGAGCGGCTGGGGCAAAAGGCGACCCCGGAGAAAAAGGTGACCAGGGCGAGCCTGGAGCACCCGGTGAAAAGGGAGAACGTGGCGAAAAAGGAGAAAAAGGCGACCCCGGAGAACCCGGAAAAGACGGTACGAATGGTACGGACGGTAAAAACGGCATTGATGGTAGTGATGGCTACTCACCGACAGCAACCGTCACTGAAACAGATACCGGGGCAACAATCACAATCACTGACAAAAGCGGCACAACCACAGCGACCGTCAAAAACGGCACAAACGCAGAGGCTACACTGTGGGGTGATTATACACCCGGATGGGATAGCAGCGCACATGCAATGTATTGCACCGCCAAACTGGTAACTGTATATGGCAAGCAAACGTGGCAGATATTGCCGTCTATCAGCACCGTATCTCACAATGCACTGGGTATTGTAACGGATGGGCTGTTTGTGCTGGATTTGTCACCGGATGTCGATGCGCTGAAAGCATCCTCCCACACGCATGATAACAAGGATGTGCTTGATGATATTACTGCCGCAAAATGGGGTGCGATTAAAAACGCATATCATAATCACATTAACATGGACGTTTTAAACAGTCTATCTCCGGCTGACTTGCAACGTATCCAAGCCTTGCCAAATACTGTCGGGGAGTTAAAAACACTACATGCCAATTTTGATGATACTTGCAGTGCAAAAACAGTTTATGTAGACGCTGTCAATGGCTCTGACACACAAGACGGCAGCACGCAGGCAAACGCACTGCAAACGCTTGACAACGCCTTACAGTTCACGCAATACGCAAAGAAAGCTGTCATTTATTTGGCAGCTGGAACTTATCCCATTCCAGACAAAACATTAACCCTGCTTGGTCGAGATGTTCGGATTTATGGCAATGCCGCAGCGACAACAACCATTCAAGGGAATTTTGTCTGTGAAAATGGATTTTTGCATCTGTCCAAAGTCACCATTGACAACACCGGCAGCGATACTGCAAACACATCCACAACCGCAATCCTTGCACAGTATAATGGAACGGTTCGGATTTCTGATTGTGTGGTGAATGCCAACTCTAAAAATGCAGTTGGTGTCTCTGATATATCGAACATTTGCTGTTCTGGTACGGAATTTAAAGGCAATGCACAGTATGCTGTTTATGTAACCGGACAAGGTGACGCAAAAATTTACAGCTGTACCAATAGTACTACAAAAAGCATTTATTCTGGTGCAAATAGTATGGTTCGGATTACACAGAGTAACGAAAGTAATTTCCATTACACGAATGCAAATAATGGCATGGTATTTGTAAATGGGCAGCAAGTTTTACCGCAACCGGTCGCTACAACCGCAATTTTATCAACAGGGGGCAATGTATAATGTTTAGTTTGAGAGATTTTGTAAAAAAAGGCTTTTTGGACGCAATCGGGAAAATGGCAAATTATCAAATCATTTTAAATGCTGCCGGGTGGCAGGAAAAAGGCGTACTCACGGAATCCGATTTGTCGGAAATTAATGACGCAATTGACAGCTATGTACCAGAGGAGGCGTCGGACAATGAGTAAAAAACCGCTAACACGTGACGAGCAGTTTTTAGCAAAAGCAGCCGGGGATGATGTGCCGATGCCAAAGCCTCTCACAAGAGTACAGGAATTTTTAGAAAGAATCGTTGAACGGCTAAGTGGAAGCGTGACGGAGGAAACACTTAGCAACGCAATCGCACCATTGAACGCAAGTATTGCACAGCTAAGCCGAAAGACCATCCAATTCCGGCATGGAAAAGGAACATTTACCGCAACCGCAACTGGTACAAATGTTGTGTGGCAGTATGGTGAACAACAGGCACAAGGGAGCAACTGCACGTTTGATGTAAAGTCAGATAACGGGCTGATTTGCATAGATTTTGACAGTATTACATCTTTAACAGTATCAGACGACGCAGCACTCAAAATGTGCTTATCGGATTTAGGTGGTAAAATTACTAACGCTCTTGGCTTGAGCGGCTGCACGAGCATCACTGGCGACTTATCGGATTTAGGTGGTAAAATTACTAACTTTCTTAGTTTATACGGTTGCACAAATGTCACTGGCGACTTATCGGATTTAGGTGGTAAAATTACTAACACTCTTAATTTGGTCAGCTGCACGAACATCACTGGCGACTTATCGGATTTAGGTGGTAAAATTACTAACATTCTTAGTTTGGGCAACTGCACGAACATCACTGGTATTTATACTGGCACAACCTACCCGAAAATGTTTACAGTATCCAGAACATCTATCACAGCAGCAGATATGGACGCAAATTTGATAAATTTTGCAGCAAGTGGCGTCAAGTCTGGCAAGTTTACAGCAGCCGGAATGAAACGGACGGCTGCATCCGATAATGCTGTTGCAACATTGGTTGCAAATGGTTGGACAGTATCGGGGCTTACAAAGGAGGGTTAAGCTTATGTACATAAAATATGCGAATTATCAGCCTGACATGCAACTTGGCGATGATGATAGCGTTTTGATGTCGTTGCAGGAGTTTTTAGGCGGCGGCAAAGATTTGGAAGATGTGCCGGTTACGATTACGCCGGACGGAGAGCCACCGGCGGAAGAAACAGAAGAAGAGCCGGACGTCAGCATCGACGGTGATAGCGAAGAGGAGGCGGCTGAATGAAAGAATGGATTTGTGCAGCAGCCGGAACGGTCGGTGGTCTGATTGCCGGGCTGTTTGGCGGCTGGGATGCAGCAATTAGAGCCTTACTGGTTTTTATGGCGATTGATTACCTGATGGGGTTAGCTTGTGCAGGGATTTTCAAAAAGTCCCCGAAAACAGAATCAGGCGGCTTACAATCTAAAGTCGGCTGGAAAGGTTTGTGCCGTAAGGTTGCAACGCTTGCACTTGTTGTGGTTGCCGTGCAGGTGGACGCTGTCCTGCATACGTCATATGTAAGAGATGGCGTATGCATTGCATTTATGGTAAATGAATTGATTTCAATGGTCGAAAACGTGGGTTTGATGGGTGTGCAGTTCCCTGAACCGCTCCGAAAAGCAATTGATTTGCTGCAAAAAAAAGAGGAAAAGAAATGAAAAGCAAAACATACGAAGAGTTTGTAGAAAAATTCAAGCCAAAAAAAACAACAGACGATTGCTATACGCCGCCTGTTGTTTATGATGCTGTTGCAGGTTGGGTTGCAAGTGAGTACGGGGTTAATCGGGACAATTTCGTTCGCCCTTTTTACCCCGGCGGCGATTATGAAAACTATGACTACGGCAAAACTGCGATAGTTGTGGACAATCCACCATTTAGCATATTGTCAAAAATTGTAGATTTTTACATTTCAAAAAATGTTCCGTTTTTCTTGTTTGCTCCCAATTTAACCCTTTTTAATTGTCTCAGAAACAGGGAATGCACAGCGTTGGTTACGGATGTAAATATTATTTATGATAATGGTGCTAATGTAAAAACGTCATTTTTGACCAATTTAGAGCCGCAAAATTTGCGAATCAGAACCGCTCCGGGATTGTATCAGGTTGTAAAAAAAGCGACCGAAACGATACGGAAAGAGGTAAAAAAGCAACTGCCAAAATACACATACCCAAATTATATTGTACAAGCTGCACGGATTAACGCTTACTCAAAATACGGGATTGAGTTTAAAGTTCCAAAATCAGAATCTTTCTTTGTCTCGCAGCTTGATACCCAAAAAGAAAAGAAAAAGAGGATATTTGGCGGTGGATTTTTAATTTCCGAGCAGTGTGCCGCAGAACGAGAGCGTGCAGAACGAGAGCGTGCAGAACGAGAGCGTGCAGAACATTTTGAACTCAGCGACCGAGAAAAAGAAATTATAAAAGAATTATCAAAATAAAAAAACGCCCAGCAGTTTAAATTACTGCTGGGCGAACCGTCCAATTTAAGTATTAGTTTTTAATCTCCCCACGGGTTATTTAAAAGACCAAGGGCATTAAGTCGAATGGCTTGTAAATCACCCTCTTCTTTTAAGTACACCTTATGGTATGGCTTGTCGTAAAAGTCACGGTCTGCAAATTTTTCTGCGTCCTCTTTGTGGTCAAACCACATATATGATTCTCCGTCCGCACCCCATAGCCGATACCTTACAATCCAAAACACTCTTGTTGGTTTTTTACTCATGTTTAGCCCTCCTGTATTGTTGGTTTAAAAAGACACGCTCCCCTGCAACGGGGAGCGACACGCCATTTGCTTGTAGCGACATAACGGCTACTTACCTATAGCACATACTAAAAATAATGATTTAAATCCAACACTCCTTTTGCAAGGAGGACATAAGCAAGTTGTCTTGCTATGCCTTTATTATACCGCTTATATGCACTTTGTCAATACTTTTCGGCGGTTTTTGTGTATTTGTACAAATCTGTTACCCGATAATTGTAACATATGCCATCATCGTCAACAGGTATTCCGGCGGTGTCGCTTTTCCCGCCCCCCACTTTTGGACGGTGCTGTACGGTATATTAAACTTGTCAGACAGCTCTCTAAGGGACTTGTATTTTTTAGCAATCTCGTTAAATCCGTTTTTGCTTACGTTGTATATATATGACAGCAAATCAACAACTGACGCACGTGTTGCGGCAGGATTCATCCAGTCTTCCCACGGTCTTATAATAAATTTGTCGCTATTATCACAGCTTTTTGCGGCGTTGTACTGCTGTGCAAATACATCAAAGTCAATGTAAATTTTAACCTCTTCTTCTGCGACGGCTCCGAAATCCGACGATGGAATATCAAAAATGTCAAGTGCATCCCATTCTTCTGGCTCTGCACCAAGGGATTTTAACTTTGCTTTAATCATGGCAATTTCTTCTTCCCCTTTTGTGAGGTCAGCCTCAATTTCAGCTTGTTTTGCTTTTGATGTTGAGCCGTGAAAGACATAGCGGTCTCGCTGGCTGTATGCAATTCTTAACCGCAATTGCAGATTTTTGATTCTCTTGCCTAAATCTTTTTCTTCTTCATCATCGGCTTCTGATTTTTCTGCACATTCGATTGCAAATTCTGCACACCGGAGAGCGTTTAATTCAGAATGCATCTCGTTGACGCTTGATTCTATTTCTGCGATTTTGCCGTCGACCTCTGCTGTGTCCTTGCTGTTGAGCCAAAGGCGAGCTTGCTCGCGGAGCAGCGGCTGCTTAGCTTCAAATTTCTGTTTAATTTTTGCCTGCAACTCTTTTTCTTCTGCAGATTCGGCGTCCAGCAAGGCTCTGAGTTCTTCACGCATTGCCTTAATGTTGGCTCTTGTTTCCGCAAGCTCTGCCTCAACCTCTGTTGTGTCAGCATCCTTAAATTCCAAGTATTCTCTGCTATCAATCAAAGCTTCCTTGTTGGTGAGTTCCTGTCTGATTTTTGCATGCAGTTCGTTGATTCTTTCCATGTTGTTCATTTTGATTTCCTCCGTTTTCTTTTCTTTTGGGCTCTCGCCCTTGCTGTAATTATAGTATACACCTATTTGGCATATTTGTCAATAGGTTTATGCCGATTTGGCGTATATTTTCTTGAATTTGTATAGATGCACAAAAATAATATATTTGTTTTGTGTATCTTAATCAATATCGAATAAAAAGGAGTGTGTTAACCATGTCAACGTATCAATTTGACGACAAAACCCAGCTGTCAGCACATTTTAACGTGCAAGAGTTTAAGTGCCAGTGCGGTAAATTGCACGATATTTTAATAGACAGCGGTCTAATAGACAAGTTAGAGCGGCTTTACACCGCCCTGAATTGCAGCAAAATCATTGTAACAAGCGGCTACCGCTGCCCAGAACACGATAAGGCTGTAGGCGGCACGAGCAGCGGTCAGCATACCAAAGGCACTGCTGCAGATGTCTGCTGTTACGGGCAGGGTGGTCAGCCCATCAGCAGCAAGACGGTGTGCTGTAAAGCTCAGGATTTGGGCTTTGGCGGTATTGCTAACATCACGACATCTTACCAGTACACGCATTTGGACGTGCGGACAGGATACCGCTGGTTAGGCGACGAGGTCAAAGGCAATGGTACTGTTACAGAGGATTTTTATAAGTATTTTGGCATCAAAAAGACCACCGAAACAACAAGCGTTTTAAAAGGGATTGATGTGTCATACTGTCAAAACGAGGTTGACTGGGACGCTGCAAAGGCATCCGGACTGGTTGACTTTGCGATTTTACGGGCAGGCTACGGCAAAGAGGCAAACCAAGTTGATACACAATTTAACCGTAACTATGCCGCTTGTAAGCGTCTGGGCATCCCCTGCGGTGCGTACTGGTTTAGTTACGCAATGTCGGAAGACGAGGCAAGACGTGAGGCACAGGTGTTTTTGCAGACCATTAAAGGTAAATCGTTTGAGTATCCGGTTTATATGGATTTGGAGAACGAAAAACAATTTGCATTAGGCAAAGCTGCTTGCTCTGCAATAGTAGATGCATTTTTGAACACGTTAGAACAGGCTGGATATTTTGCCGGTCTGTATTGCAGCACGTACTACTTAGATAATTACTTGTCAAATAGCATTAAAAGCCGTTATACGGTCTGGTGTGCCCAGTATGCGAGTAAATGCACGTATCAAAATCCATACGGTATTTGGCAGTATAACGTAGCTGGTAACGCAGAGTATGACATTATTGGACAAAAAAGTATCCCCGGTATTATTGGTGAATGTGACATGGATTACTGTTATACCGATTACCCAGCAATTATTAAAGCTGCTGGACTAAACGGCTTCACGAAAACAACGCAACCGAACGAACCAGAACTAGAACCAGAGCCAACACCAACACCTGAACCAGATAGCGAGGAATCCACATTGCAGCAGATTTTAAAGCATGTTGCGTCATTGGATGCAAAATTGTAATTTTTTGTTTTTTTTGTGCACATCAATCAATCAATCATCATGATTAATAACCTGATTATAAACTTGATTACTTACTTGATTACAGGGGGCGAAAAAGTCCGGATTTTCGGGGCGGTTTGATGTTTAAGGTCATAGACTTTTTCATGAAAGGTCATAGACTTTTTCATGAAAGGTCATAGACTTTTTCACGAAAGGGCATAGACTTTTTCGCAAAAGGTCATATACTGCTTGACAACTATATGTCTTTATGTTAAAATAAGCATGAGGTGATTAGCATGTCAAAAAAAACGACTATAACACAAGCTTGCGGCAGTTGCAACTACTTAGTGCAAAAGTCAAACCCGTTACAGTCCCTGTCGGAAACTAAAATGACTTTAGCGGAATTTAAAATACTGGATGCGTATCTATCAAAAATTGATAGTCACAATCCGGAAAAGCGAGAGGTGGTATTTGATAAGGGCGAGTTGGAAAATTTGTTGGATGTTGTGCGAATAACAAACACTGATTTAGCCCGTCGAATTGATAACCTTTTTAAAGTTGTTACGATTAGAGACCCAGAAAAGCCGAATAAATTCACAAAAATAGCCCTTTTTTCGTGTGCCGAGTGCACACAAGACGACGACGGGCAATGGACAGTCCGCCTTGCTTGTTCTCCAGAAGCTATGGAGTACATTTTTAATATTGAGAGTATTGGTTATTTAAGATACCGTTTAAAAAATGTAGTCAATTTGACATCGAGGTATAGTTATTTACTGTTTTTGTATCTGGAAAGTAACCGCTTCCGTGGTGCGTGGACGATACCGCTTGACGACCTGAAAAAAATGCTCTGCTGCACGGCGGACACATACAGTGAGTATAAACGGTTTAACGACCTTGTGCTTAAAAAATGTCAAAAAGAGTTATCCCAAAAAACCGACATTGATTTTGATTATGTAGCCCTGCGGCGTGGTCGCAAAGTATCCAGCATACAATTTATACTCAAAACGCCCCAGAACGCCACTGACAGCCCCATAGAGCCGCTTTATGAAGACCGAGATGGAATTGACTGGACAATCACTTATGGCTCAGAGAGGCTTGCTACGCTTGCCGAGGGGTGCAATTATGAGTTTAACAAAGCTGAGATGGAGCAAATCGCCCGTGTACTTGTCCGTATCGACATACCAAAAGACAAGCTAACAAAAAACGAGTTGTATGGTAAGCAATTTTATCTCCGTGAAAAATATGCTGCACTTAATGTTGCAGCGGAAAACAAACCTATAAAAAACAGATTTGCTTATTTTTTAAAAATGCTCGAACGCGATGCTTTCCAGCCTGCAGCATACAACCTATATTAAAAAAAGCCCCCCAGAGGTCGAAACCTCTGGGGGGCTTTTTTTGCTGCTTTACTTAATCTTCGTTGTTTTGTGTAATTTTACAAACAAAAAAAGA